TGACCAAAGAATCAAGGGCTATGGAGCAAGACCACAAGCAAGAACAGATTCAGAAAGCAGTTTATGGCTAAAGGGCATCTATATCTCGGTTTGTTAATGGTATAATAAAGCAGGAGGAATAATGGCATTTCCAGGTACATATAATTTTAGTTACTACCGTGGTGACACGTATCAATTTATAGTTCGTCCCAAAAATGCAAATGGGACAGTTTTTACCCTTGATGATTATTCCGATGGAGCATTGTTTACAATAGCAAATAGACGTGGAAGCACGGGAACCCAGGTTGTAGCAACAGCAACAGTTGATATAACAAACCATATAATTACATGTACAATTACACCAGAGCAAGGACGAGAACTTACCGCTGGGACAACTTATGTTTATGACGTACAAATTGAAAATGGTGCAAGCATTGTTTATACTCTCCTTACTGGTTCAATTACAGTAACAGATGACATTACTGGTGCAGTTTAATGCCAGATGTCGTATTATCAAATGATGATTTAACAGTTCTTGCAGGACCATCAACAGTTGAACTACTTGTTGATATAGGTCCAACTGGAACAAGAGGTAGTAAATTTTTTGTAGGTGTTGGAAATCCAAACTCAGTTACGCTATCGACTAAAATATTAAACGACCTATACATTAACTCTGCTCCTGGATCAGACTATGGATATTTATACCAATATCTTTCAGAGCCTGGTGGAGATACCTGGGTAGAGGTTTTAAAATTAAATCCCACAATTTACTCTAAGTTGCATACAGTTAATTTTGTTTCTGGAACAAGTGCATATGCTGGAGGTGGATCTGTAGTTATTCCAATAGCAAATATATCTACTGCATCTGGACTTACCGCTGCAAATTTTAATGTTCAATACTCAATTCAAAATACAAAACCATTAGCGTCTTCTCTTTCATCTGTTATCATATCGGGAACAAACTTAGTTATAAATCTTGAGGCTTCTGAGTATGATGGAACTTGGGGTGCATTTGATGCAGAGGTTTCAGTTCATATTTTTGTATCGGTTATGATATAATGGACGAGGTGAAATGACATGGCAGCAGAATCAATAGGAGCGATATACTCCACAAAAATTCCAGGGTATGCAGACAACGCTGATATTCAGGCTGCGTTTAAGTTATATCATTATGGTTCAGCAGATTATAATACTGCAAATGCTAATACCGCAAGTTTAGTAAATCCATCAATTGCCTATACTTTAAATGATATACAATCACAAGTAACCGCACTTGATCCAGCAGGATCTATTTCAAAATCTGTTATAGATGCAAAGGGAGACTTGCTTGTAGGATCTGCAAATGATACAGTAGACAATCTTGCACTTGGAAGCAATGGATATTTTCTTACCGTTGACTCTGCACAAACTTTAGGTGTAAAGTGGGCTGCCCTTACAGCAGCAAGTACAAGCACTGCAGGCATTGTTCAATTAAATGATGGATATGCAAGTACATCTACAACTACATCACCAACGGCCAATGCCTTAAAGTCAGTATATGATCTTTCAGAAAGAAAAGCCTTAACAATAAATACACAGTCTGGAACAACCTACACACTAGTAGCAACAGATGCAGATAGCAAGATGGTTCAGTTTACTAGTTCTTCATCAGTTACAGTTACAGTACCACCTTCAACGTTTACAGCAGGACAGCAAATAAATTTAACAAGGTATGGAACTGGAAGCCTAACAGTTCAAGGAGGCTCTGGAGTTACTGTAAATGCAACACCAAGCCTAGTTTTGAGAGCACAATATTCAGCAGCAACGTTAGTTTGTATAGATGCATCAACATTTGTTTTATATGGAGACCTTTCAGCATAAAATGAATGATATAATATCAATATTACGAGGGAGTAAATAATGCCAATTATAGGAGTTACAGGTTCACAGAATACTAAGGGATTCTTGCAGCCAAATGCACCAACAATCGGAACAGCAACAAATGTTGGCACCTCACGTGCTTATAATAATGGATCAGCAACCGTAGCCTTTACAGCAGCAGCATCGGGCGCTGCAGCAACAACATTCACAGCAACATCTTCTCCAGGTGGGTATACTGGAACTTCAAGTACATCACCTATTACCGTAACTGGACTTCAATCAAACACAGCATATACATTTACGGTAACTGGAACAAATGGCGCAGGTACTGGCGCAGCATCTGCTGCTTCTAATTCAATCACTGCAACAACAGTTCCACAGGCTCCAACAATTGGCACTGCAACCAAGACTGGAGCAACAACAGCAACGGTTGCCTATACTGCAGGTGCAACAGGTGGAGCAGCAGTATCAACATTTACAGCAACTTCATCACCAGCAGGTGGTACTGGATCAGGAGCATCTTCTCCAATTTCCGTTACTGGTTTAACTGGTTCAACTTCTTATACATTTACAGTTACTGCAACAAACGCTAATGGAACTTCTGATGCATCTAGTGCATCTAATTCTATTACAACAGATGCTCCAGCGTATGCTCTTTCACAAACTTTTAATGCATCAGGAAACTTTACAGTACCCTCTGGAAAAACAAAAATAGCAGTATTGGCAGTATCTTCTGGAAATGCTGGTAGCAGTGGAGGAAATTCTCCTGCATATTATTCAAGTTCAAATCAGTCTGGTGGTTCTGGTGGAAATTCTGGTCCTGGATTTGCATTTAAAGATTACACAACTACCGCTGGAACAGTTTTTTCAGTTACAGTTGGTGGAACTAGTGCATTTGGTGCTCTTGGAAGCGGAGGATCAACTAACGTTTCAGGAGGAGTTACACATGCTGGAAACTCTGGCGGTAGTGGCGGTGGATCAGGAAGCCCTAACTCTTATCATGGAATAAACGGTGCCCCTGGATCTAGTTATAGTGGATCACAAGGAGTTTTAAATTTAGGAAATGCTAACATTACTAACCTAACACTTGGTCGTGGTGGCGGTGGTGGTGGCGGCGGTGCAATACCTGGTCCAAACGCAAATGGTGCTGGTGGATGGAACATTAGTGGCGGTGGCGGAGGAACATTCGGTGGCGGTGGCGGAGGAACTGGCGGAGTTGGAACGACTCCATATGGTAACTATTGGTATGTTGGTGATGGAGGCGCTGGTTCATCAGGAGAAACACCAGGAGGCGGTGGCGGTGGCGGTGGCGGTTCTGCAAAACCATTTAGTTACACTGGTGGAACTCACGCAACATCTGGTGGCGCAGGTGGCAACGGAGCAGCAGGGCAGGTGATTGTTTATGTCGCTTAATGAAGTAACATATGGATTTGTTGATCAAAACAATATTATTATAAATCATGGAATTTTTATTAAAGATGATTTAGAAACAGTTGAGCGAGTAAGAATTGAATATGGAGCCACTTTTGCATATGAAGTTAAAGATTTATTAAAAGAAATAATGGCAATAGGGATAAATTATTGGAATGGGTCTAGATTTGTTCATCCATGCCCTTCAGAGTTAAATGGTTTTATTTTTGATGATGAAATAAATAATTGGGTTCCACCAACAGAAATTCCAGAAGATGGTAATCTTTATACATGGGATCCAATAACACAATCTTGGAAAACTTTTCAAGAATTAGGTCTTGAAATTCCAATAATATTAGACGTAGCACCAGAGCCACAACCATAAACTACTATTTAATGATATAATAAAGAATATAAACTGGGGGCTTTATTATGAAAATAACTTTTACAGATACTATTGGTGTGCTTGAAGAATTTGAACCAAAGCCAGCAGACAAGTTTATTCCTAGTTGGTATAAAGATATGGATTCTTATTTAGGTGCAACAAAAGATACTCGTGGCGATGGAAAAACAAATGGAACGATTAAAAGATGTATGCCAGTTTTTGACTCAATTACTGCAGGATATATAATACCAACATACGTTGATGTTTTTGTAAGGCAGGGAGAAAAAAATAATATTGTTTATGATGGACCAATTGATATCTCTGGGATTAAATCACAACCAGAATATGAAGCACCAAGCCTTGCTCCACTAGGCTTACACCCAATAGAGCAGGCACCAACTCATCCATATAGAGGAAGTCATGTTTTATCTTATCCAAAATGGATTAACCCATGGGCAATAAAAACTCCACCAGGATATTCAACTCTTTTTATTCAACCAATGCATAGAGAGTCACTATTTACAATTTTGCCTGGTATTGTTGATACAGATAGGTATACTGCTCCAATTAACTTTCCTTTTGTTTTAAACAAAGCAGATAGTTTTCAGGGTGTTATTCCAGCAGGAACCCCAATAGTACAGGCAATTCCATTTAAAAGAGATTCTTGGGAAATGGAGTTTGGAAAAATTGAAGATTTTAATCAAAGTGCAAACGATTTAAAAAAAATATTTACAAAAGTTTTTGATGCATATAAAACAGATTTTAGGCAAACAAAAGAATATAAATAAAAATACCCCCAAGGACAAAATCCAAGGGGGTTATTTTTTTATATAAAACTATTTAGGAAATTTATTCATCCACATTCTAGTTTTAGGTGTTATGCCCTTCCAAGAAGACCAATCATCTCCACCATTAGACATATAGTATGCAATCTCAGCATTTTTTACGGGATTGAATAATTCAGCGTTAGAGTCAAGATCAAACTTATCTCGTCTATCTGGACCCAGTGTGTCAATCATATTAATTTGGAACATCCCATAGGATGAGTCTCCAGTCTTATGGTTTCCGTTAAATGCTAAGGGACGACCATTAGATTCTTTCTTAGCAATAGCCCATGCTACTACTAAGTCGTTGCCTTTGAATCCCACCAAAGAAAGCAACTTCTTTAATTCAAGATCTGTAAGATCTGTTTTGTTTTCATAACGCTCTAACATTTTTGCTTTAGAAACA